ACGTAAAGATAAAGAGGGTTATGAACGGTTTGCTATAGAGAATAAAGGATATACAAAGGTTTTTCCTTCTTGGTTAATCCAACTTCCTCTTTTTCAGAGAAGAATCTTTATAGAAGAGTTGAAATTTTGGGACGCTCATATTAGGGGAGAGAGTTTCATATATTATACTACTATACCTGAAAATGCTGATTTAGTTCACACTATATGCCACTTATCAGGATATTCTGCCTCAGTAACACTAGATGAGACTAACTCTAACGAATATGGCAACACTAGCACAAAGCCCTTGTATTCTGTAAACGTTAGTAAGAAACAACTTAATTCTGTAGAAGGTAAGCGATGGAGCCAATCGGAATTCTCTGGCATTGTGGGTTGTCCTTCTGTACCGTCAACTATGTGGCTAGTACGGTATAAAGGTGGTATCCACATAACTGGTAATTGTAATCTTCAGAATATTCCCGTAAAAGGGAAACTTCCGCTTCATTATACCTTGGAGGTTCTTAATAAAAAAGATACCGGCCCAACGGAAGAAGATATGGAGAACTGGAAAGACTTCCTTAACAGTGTTGTAGAAATGGAGGAGGAAGATGAAACTTCAGTATGATTTCAAGAAAAATTTTCTAGGTCTTAACTTAGAAGGTGATATTAGACTAAGTTACCCTTCTCACTTTGATGGGTGGGTGAGAGTAAATAACCGTTGTTTTTATTATAGGCTGGATAAGAGTCTTTCTTTTTCAGAACGTACAGCTTATAAAAAGCATGTTATTCACCTATTTAAACGGCTTGTGATTGGGTATGAAGGAAAAGAACTATAGGGCATACAGTTTTAAGTTTTTAAATACTCCATGATTATAAAAATTCCCTTGTTTAAATTTTATATCGAAAAAGAACGAAATTTCAAATCCGTCTACATAAAATGTGTAGTAGGATTTGTTCCTTCTATAACAGGAAAGTCAACTTTTGCAGGATGGTTACAAATAAATAGACGAATTTTCTACTTTAGGAAAAGCAATAAACTGTTCTATAGTGAGTACAGTGGGGTAGGTAATAAAAAATATATTCATCTTTTCAAGAAATTTATTATTGGTTACTGTATAAAATATGACCCAAAGTAAATATGTCACGTATGACGATAACGGGAACATCCTTCTCCCAAACATAAAAAAACTTTTCCTACCGGATGAAGGTATGGAAATTATGGATGGAGACTTATGCTTGACAGAAGATCATGAGGTATTAACTAAGATTGGATGGGTAAACTTAAAAACTTTGGTCGAACATAGGATTGATGTTGAGGTAGCTTGTTGGGATTCACATAATGCTGAAATAACTTGGCACTATCCTGTTAGCTATATTAAGCAGTTCTACCAAGGAAAGTTATATACTTTTGAAGGGAAGGTCTCTATCAGAGGAACTGCTAACCATAAGCAACCATTAATGTCAAACTTCGGTAAATTCCGAAGAGTTAGATTTGAAGATCTTTACACAACACAAGGGGCTAATAACCGATATATTCATTCTGGAAGAGTTGTAAATTCTAGGGTAGAAGATGAAGCCTATCTACAGCTTCTAGCGGCTACACAAGCTGATGGGTGTTTTGCTTATAGAGGTTCCTCTTATCTAAGATTCTCTTTTAAGAAGGAAAGAAAGAAAATAAGACTAGTAAATATATTGCGTAGATTAAACCTACCCTTTAGGGATAGAGAGGAACCTAATGGGTATACACATTTCTATCTTTCTCCTTCTGAATTTATAACTCAAAGGCTGTTAAAAGATTTAACCTATGAAAAAATCTTCCCAAGATGGTTGTTAGATTGTAGATCAGATTTGATTTTTTCATTTGTAGAAGAACTTCAGTATTGGGACGGTAAGCAAGAAAAATTAGGAAACTTTAGTTATTTTTCTAATACTCATGAGAATATTGAGATAATTCAAGCTCTATGCCCTCTTTGTGGAAAATACTCCGCATACTCTATTAGTGAGACTGACTGTGTTTCCTTATATATTTCTGAAAAATCCCTATCTCAAGATAGGGCAACTACTAGATCAGTAGAGGACTATATTGGTGATATTTATTGCATAACCACCCCTACAAACTTTTTTGTCTGCAAAAGAAACAATAAAGTTTGTATCACTGGAAATAGCGGTGCCGATGCAATGGTATATGGTGCCGATTCAGGATGTAAGAATTTAATGGATTTCTTTGCCAATCCTAAAAAGTTCCATCCTTCGGGTAAGTTATATGCTTGGGTAGCTAGTGAACATCTTCAAAGAGAGGTATCGGTTAAAGAAGATAGTTATAAACTTTATAAAGCCAGTCATCACGGGGTTTGGTATGGAATGCAAACAGAAAAGCTGGCTTCTACGTTAGGTTGTTCTTTTTCTCTAGCTAAAAGCCTTATGGAGTTCTATAACCATATTTATCCTGAAAAAGAGAAATGGCATGAGAAGATTCAGAGAAACGTAAAGTTAAAGGGGTACATTACAAATATCTTTGGACGACGGGGTTACTTCTTAAACACAAACGATGCTACGTTGTGGAATAAAGCATTTTCGTTTATCCCTCAAAGTACCATCGCAGACGTGATAAACCGGGCATGGGTTAAGATAGCACAAGAGTTAAATATGCAAGTAAGGGATATGTATGAAGATACTATCGTATACGAAGAAGTATCTTCCGAGGAAGAGTTTATTCAGGTTTTAATGCAAGTCCATGATAGTCTTGTACTTCAATACCCTGTTGCGATTGCAGAAAAGGTACGGGAACCTATAAGACAATCTATGTTAATCCCACTTCCATATGACCCTCCTTTTTCTATCCCTTCAGATTTTAAAGTGAGTGCAAGTTCGTATGGGGAATGCGGGGCATAATTTTACAAAAGTTAGGAGATTATGAATGATTCATCACGAATTATTACTAAAAATAGGGCTAGTCTTAGCCATAGCAGGTAACACAATCGCGTTATTTGTCCTCTTTTACGAAGAATTTAAGGGTATTTAAATGGAAAAATTTCTTTCTAACAGTGTGTTTTTTATCATACATACTTGTATGTTGGTAGTTCTATTTTCCCTCTTTATCTGTAATATAGGTCTTATTATCTCAATAATTCTTAATTTTAATGGCTTCACAGATAAGGTATTGCTTAGTGGTTTTTTAGGTATATTGATTATGTCAATACCTGTAATTTGTCTGTCTCTTTTAGAGATAGCAAGATCTTTTTATTATAAAGTCCAGACTACCTCTAAATAATAAAAATTTTAAGGAGATTACAAAATGATCCAATACATTCTCACAGAACATGCAAAAAGCCTCATTGCTAAAGGTATAGATGTTACCCCAAAACGGGGAACTGAACATGCAGCAGGAATGGATTTATGTGCTTGTATAGATGAACCTATCACACTTCTTCCTGGAGAAATGAGAAAAATCTTTACAGGGGTGAAGGTATTTCTTGGAACTACGAAGTACCTTGTAGGTAAGGAGTATGATTTAACAACATTAAACGCTGTTCCGGTAGATAAACTTGTTTCCGAAGTAAAACTCTCAGGATTATATCTTCCTCGTTCATCTTCTCCCGGTCTTAAACTAGAAAACACCGTAGGACTTCTCGATTGTGACTTTCAAGGAGAATCTTTTGTTAAGTTAAGGAATATGTCTCAAGAACCAGTGAAAATTATCCCCGGAGAAAGATTAGTACAACTTGTCATAGTTCCAGTTGTGATGGACAAATGGGAACAGGTAACATTCTTTGATGAAACGGTTTCTCGAAATCCTTTAGGTGATGGTAGTACAGGTAAACTATAATGGAAATTTTCATAGCAGTTATATCTCTTCTTATCGCAGTTTCAACCGTAGATACTTGTAAGGTGAAAAATGAAAAATAATACTGATCTTGTTTACAAAGACCTTTTGCAGAATATCCTTATCAATGGGACAGAACTTTCTACTAGAAATTCTGAGGTTACCTCGTATCACGACCTTCCTAACACTACCTTTTGGAAGTTTCCTTTAATCACATTCCGTAAAACAGCTTGGAAAAAAGCTATTAAGGAAATGGAATGGTTTATTTCTGGAAAAACCGAATGCCCGAAGGAACTTCTTGATTGGTGGAATGGACAATTAGATGAAGAAGGTCATCTTTGTTTTGGTTACTCTCATCAACTTAGACATTTTACAACTGATGAATTATTTCAACCGGGAAATATTCATGGGTTTGACCAAATAAAGTTCTTTTTAGATGGTTTAAAAAATTCCCCAAACAGCCGCAGACTTGTAGCTACTGTTTGGCATCCTGAAGAAATGGCAAATATTACGGACTATAATTGTAATCCTAATACTCCCACTTGTTGTCATTCTATCGTAATACAACTGTTTGTACGTGAAGGGCAACTTCATATGAAAACATATCAACGTTCGGCTGATATGCTTCTAGGGGTTCCTCACAATTGGGTACAATCTTGGGCACTTCTATTATATCTTGCATACCACTCTAACCTCAAAGTTGGTAGTATGACTTGGATGTGGGGTGATGCTCATATATATAAAGAAGAGTCCCATATGGAGACTGTAAAAGAAATATTCTCTGTACCGGATAATAATGCAACATCAAATGTAGAACTGGTTTATGAACCTAAAGACGTAATATTTGATGGAAATGGGGTTCCAGTGTTTGACGCAAGTGATTTTTACATTGTCGGGGAAATCCCTGAACCTTCTGTAAAAACTCGTCCAAAACTTCTATAAAAGAGAAATGTAACATGACTCTTGACCCACAAAAAGTCCTTCATCTTTATAAAGAAGAAGAAAAAGTTCGTCCAAAGATAGATAATAAATATATTATCTCAGAAAAATTAGACGGATGGTATGTTGCGGTAAGATATACAGTAGACAGAGGTTGGGAGTATCCAATCTCTTCCGCTGGAAGATATATTCCTTCAATGGAACATACTGTGGATTCTATCTGGTCTAGGCTTCCAAACCTCTCATATAATGCCCTCTTTATTATGGAAGCGGTTATTCCTGGTAAAGAATTCTATGAGACAAACGGACTGTTTAATAGAAGTACCGGAGACTATGCTTGTGAAGAAGTAGAATTCCACATCCATGATCTTTTAAACATGGGTTACGTAAAACGTGCTACAGATAGATATTCCGACCTCAAAACATACCTTTCTCAAGTAAAACAAAAGAAAGTCCACCTTCATCCCTATCTTGGAATTTCTGATGATAAAAAGGTATGGATGAGACATGCTGAAAATGTTTGGGAAAAAGGAGGAGAAGGGGTTGTCTTGAAACAGGTAGATGGGTTATACTATCCAGGGAAACGAAACTCATCCCTTATGAAGATAAAGTTAGAAGAAACGTACGACCTACTATGTATACGGCAGTATTGGACGGTAGGGGATAAGGGTAACGATAACTTAAATCTCGATCTTAAAGATAAAGAAGGAGTTATAGTTCCTGTCCGTATTGGGAAACATAAAGATATAGAGGAATTTGAGAAAGATTCCCCTGTCGGGAAAATGGTCGAAATAAAGTGTATGACAAAAACTAAGGACGGTTCTTATAGGGAACCAAGGTTTAAATGTGTTAGATATGACAAGTGAGATTTATATGACTATACCCTCCACCCGTGCAGATATAATTACACGACGTACCTATTGTCGCCCCTTATACGACGAAAATGCTAACTTCACTCGTTTTGAAACTTGGGAAGATGTAGTAAGTAGAGTTATCGACCATCAAAAGTGGTTATGGATTAGAGCAAAATATGGTACAACTTTAAATGAATCTCAACTTTCAGAACTAGAGGAACTACGTTCTCTTATGCTAGAGCGTAAGGCTACTATGTCAGGAAGAAATCTTTGGTTAGGTGGTACTGAAATAGCCCGCACTAGAGAATCTTCTCAGTTTAATTGTTCTTTTTGCAAAGTAGAAACTGTCTATGACATTGTAGACGTATTTTGGTTACTCCTTCAAGGGTGTGGTGTAGGGTTTAAACCCGTTCGAGGAACACTTAATGGGTTTTTTAAACCTATAAAAGATATAGAAGTTATAAGAAGTAGTAAAAAACTAGGAGAACGTGGAAGAGAAACAACTTTAGAAAAGGTATCACTTCGAGATAAAACTTGGTATATTTCTCTAGGGGACTCCGCAGAAGCCTGGGCTAAGTTTGTCGGAAAACTACTTGCCGGAAAGTATAAAGTAGATAAACTTATTCTTGATTTTTCTGAGATACGTTCCAAAGGGGAGAGACTTAAAGGCTATGGTTGGTTATCCTCTGGTGATGAGGCTATATCAGTAGCGGCAGTAAAAATTGCAGAACTTCTTTCTAAAAATGCAGGAAAGTTACTATCTGCTATAGACATTCTTGATATTGTAAACCATCTTGGTACGGTACTTTCTTCCCGTCGCTCTGCTCAGATATGTCTTATGGATGTAGAGGATTACGAAGCTAGTTCTTTTGCAATAGCGAAGAAAAACTTTTGGGAAGGTAATACACAAAGAGCACAGAGTAATAATTCCCTTGTTTTTTGGACAAAACCTAGCAAAGAAAAGTTAGAAAATCTTTTTGATATCATGCAAAAAGCCGGAGGAAGTGAACCGGGTTTTATTAACGGAGAAGCAGCAACTAAGAGAGCACCATTTTTTAGTGGGTGTAACCCTTGTGCCGAAATATTATTGTCAAATAAGAGTTTTTGTAATCTAGTAGAAATAGACTTGAGTAAATTCAAGGGAGATAATGAAGGTCTTGAACGGGCTTTATATATCATGGCTCGTGCGAACTATAGACAAACCCTAGTAAACCTTAAAGATGGAATTCTTCAAGAAGCTTGGCACCTTAATAATGAGTTTCTTCGCCTTTGTGGTGTAGGTCTTACAGGAATAGTTCAACGTCCTGATCTTATAGCTTATGATTATAGGCAAATGGAACGTATAGCAACTAGCTCCGCTTACTCTATGGCTGATGAGTTAGGGCTTCAAAGACCTAAAAATGTAACTACAGTAAAACCTTCGGGAACCTTATCTAAAATAATGGATACAACCGAAGGACTTCATAAACCTTTAGGAAAATACATTTTTAATAATGTAAATTTCTCTAAACATGATGAAAACCTCCCAGCCTTGAGGAAAGCGGGATATAGGACGATGGATAACCCATTTGACCCTGAAAGTGTTATCGTAACCTTTCCAGTATGTTGGGAAAATGTAAACTTCACAGAAGTTTTATTTAATAAAGCGGTAGACCCGGCAAGAGTTTCCCTTGATAGTGCCCCTGGTAATGTATGTAAAATGGAAATAAATACGGAAACTGCCATAGAACAATTAGAGAGGTATAAATTACTCCAAACAAATTGGACACAACAGAATACTTCTGTAACTATTTCCTATAGTCCCAATGAAGTTCCAAATATCATTGAGTGGTTATTGGATAATTGGGACAATTATGTAGGGGTGTCATTCTTGTATAGGGCTGACCCTACTAAAACAGCAAAAGATTTAGGATATTTGTATCTCCCACAAGAAGTTGTCACACAGGAAAAATATGAAGAATATGTGAGTACACTTAAACCAGTAAAAATTGTTGATTCTTTTGAAGAGATAGAGAGTCAAGAATGTGCAGGAGGGGTTTGTCCTGTAAAATAAGATTCCTTGGGACAAGGATGTTCCTCTTTATATAAAAATTTTCTTGTACTCGGAGAATCCTAAATGAAATGGTACTTTGACAAACTTCCTCCCATAAACCTCTGGAACTATCCAAGATATGAAAAACCTTCAAACTTTAGAATCTTTCTTTTACGGCAGAAGGGCCTTATGTAATGAGTATACTTGTTCTTGATACAGAGACAACCGGGATATCTACGAAAGATGAAATTATTGAACTTGCTTATTTCAATCTTCCAGAAAATATAAGAGAATTCTTTTCCCGTTACCCATCCTTTAAAGATATTTCAAACCTACGAAATGAGTGCTATTCTCAAGAATATCTTCCAAACGTACCTATTCATCCTAAAGCTACAGAAGTACACGGTAAAAGGCTACAAAACCTCTTAGGTAAACCCAACAGTAAAACTCTTTCCGTTCCCGAAGCAAAAGTATTCATAGGACATAATATCTCATTTGACCATAGGATGTTAGGTAAACCTGAGACGAACCTTATCTGTACTTTATTCCTTATAAAGAAAATAGACAAACAGCATAACCTCGGCTTACAAAACCACCAACTTGATACCGTTATAGAATATTTCTATGGGGATCAAGGAGAATACTTAAAAGAAAAGTACCATTCAGCCGTAGGCGATGTTATAAAGGTTCTTCTAGTTTTAAACGCAATTCTAAACAACTATCTTCCAAAGATTGCAACTGTGCAAGAATTGTATGATTTTACACTTCTTTTGAAAAAGGTATAATATGTCAAGAATCATTATCGTAAACGGTTATCCCGGTGTAGGAAAAGATACTTTTGTAAACTACACTATATCGGAGTTAAAAAACCAAGGTTATTCGGCCATAAGTTTATCTTCTGTAGATAAAGTAAAAGAGGCAGCAGTCTTACTAGGCTGGGATAATCAAAAAGATGATAGAGGAAGAGACTTCCTTTCATCTTTAAAAGATATGTCGGTGGATTACTATAACGGACCTTATAGGTATATAAAAGAAACCCTCTCGAAGAAAGAGTATTTGTTCTATTTCATCCATATTCGTGAACCAAAAGAAATCCGTAAGATCAAGGAGAATTTTGACGCTATTGCCCTACTCATTGACTCCCATCGAGGTTTAACCCACTTGACAAACACGGGAGATTCAGACGTTCTAAACGTCCAATATGATATCACTATCCCTAATAATGGCACACTTCTTGAACTTCAAAAAAGAGCTAAAAATTTTGCAGAAAGTCTTTATTTAGGGTTGACTGCCGAGTGCTATTTGTAGATAATACTCACCAAGCGATAACGCTTAACCAAGAATTTTTCTTTAAGAGGTAATAAAATGAACGCAGTAGTTGAAAACGTCTCCCGTAAAGTAACCATGCTTGATGGTACGGTTATGGATTTTGGTGTACGCGATCAGATTAAGTCTGGTTTTGACACCGATAGTAATACGATTACTTTTAAGCTTTTTTCCGGTCACGTAGTAGATTATGCTCCTTTTGCCAGTGAACATTATGCTGGTTGCGAGGCTTACCCTGAATTGCATCGCCGTATTATTCTTTCTGGTCTTTTGGCTAAGATTAAGGGCAATGTTTCTTCTTTGAAGCCTATCGAAGAAGTTCCTGTTACTGAAGTAACTATTAATGATGCAGGTGAGGAAGTTTCTGTAGAAACTGGTGAAGTTGAGACTAAATATCCTCTTTATGATGGTATTGTTGCTCAAATCAAAGTCCTTGATTCTGGTAAGTTTGCGGTACGTGGAACGTCTACGGTAGATGAGGGTTCAACCCTCACTGATGATGAGAAGGCTTTTGCTCTTACCTTCATTAATCATGCAGAAATCTTTGAAGTTCCTCAGAATACTGTAGGTATTGATTGGACTAAGGAAAATCTTGATGAACCCGAAATTATTGCAGATATTCAAGCTGCTTGGGCTAAGAAAGATCGAAAGACCCGCGGTGCTTACCGTACTAATGGTTTCTTCTTGGCACAACTTGCTACCTTGAAGATTCAAGAAAAGGTTACTTTGGGCTAATATCTCTGGCACAAGGATGTGCCTAACAATTCCAGGAGAATTGTTATGAAGTTCGATAGAAAAAAGTTCTTTGATTTTTATAGAGACAACTTTGGTGCATTAAACCAAGATACAGTTTCAGCGTTAGATAAAAAACTATCTTTTATCGAGCAAGACCCATATTTTAAAGATTTAAAAGAAAGTAAAGTAAAACAACAAGAACTTGCATATTACTTCGCTACAGTTTATCACGAAACATATGTTCCGAAAACAGGAAATAGGTTTGTCCCTGTACAAGAACTTGGAGGTAAAGCCTACTTTGAAAGAAGGTATGGGCCACAAACTAAAGTAGGACAAAATTTAGGTAATAGAACCCTACAAGATGCAGTTATCTATTCCGGTAAAGGTGATATACAAGTTACAGGAAGAAGAAACTACGAAGTTATTACAAGATTAATGGGTTTAAATTTCTTAGACTTTCCCGAA